CTTACATACAACCAGATCTGACTTACATGCTAGCAAATGGTTGAATAACATCAGGAAGATTCCAGGCTACAGGCTCAGCATTATCCAACCTAGCAATAATGACATCGGTGGCAGCTTCAGCATCTATTTTCTCATAAGGAATTACCTTTCCAGCTTGGGGATCAACGAATACCACGCCACCGCTTACCTTCTTCCAGAGAATCACATGCCTTTGCTGCGCATCCGCTATTTCAAAGGAAAACACCCCATAACCATCAGGCATTTTCTTTAACGCAGCTTCCCAGCCTTCAGCGGTGGTTTGAATTGCCTCTACTGGACCTTCAGGGGTTTCCCACATCTTCAAAGCCTCAAGGATTTGAAGACCTCCACCAGAGCCGGAATACAAGGTAGCGTACGGGTAGATGTCATAGCCGCGCATCCGCATCACAGCAGCAGCAGTAGCACGCACACAGTTAGCAAAGGAATTCACACGAGATACCTGCACTGCTGCCTGCTCCATGGTTTCAGGAACCTCCAGCCGCGGGTATTCGTCCAAATCATATGGATAAAGCGTTGACAACCGTAGTTCGGGGAATCCGTCTTTCGCCGGCAGCGTGAATGTTCCATCACTATTTGGCTGTTCGAAAGCACTCCCCGCCAACCCCATACCGCCGTCTTCTGACACGCTACCGGAATCCTCCACCGGCCGGGGAGACTGACCATGGTCTTCCCCGCCGGGGTGAGAGTCGGGCACTATCTCCTCTGGCCGCTGGCCAGGATCGTCGGCGCTATCCTTAAAGGTTGCGAATACTTCTGGATTTTCTTTCGCCAGTTGCCGATAGCGGCTGCTGAACCGGTCTATTGGCATCTCTAGGTCATTATCTAGTTCCTCTTTGGTGGGATGATCGCGGGCGTCATTCCAAAGCGTTTTAAGCGCCTTGTATTCGGCTTCGCCCTCCCATGGCCTTCCCTTAATCACCAGCACTGCTTTGCAGTCGCAATGATCGTGATACGCTTTGCCTTCTTCCGAGGTGAGGACGGTGGATTCCTCATACACGGGTCCGCGGGACGCAAGCATGGCGCAGAACGCGCAGCTTTCCGCACCGGTGAGAACCCTGGCCCATCCCAGCACTACCCCACCGCCCTTGGCCGGCCGGACATATTGGTCAACTGCTACCTTGCGGGGGTCGGAGAACTCGTCACGCAGGCGCCTGGCATCCGATTCGTTATCAACCTGCACTACAACTCGCCGCTTGGCTGGTTTTGCCTCATTACGGTCAGCCGTATCAGCGATAGCGTCCCTACCTGCGGCACGGGCATGCCGCGTTGCCCCTGCCGCTACCCGGCGCGCTACCTTGTCGACCAGGACGGGGTCGGTAGGGTCGGGCGGGAAGGGGATGATTTTGTCCGCGAGCTGCTGCTGGTAGGCGGCATCGTAGTCGGTGATGCGACCGGGGATAGGGTCCCGGGTGGGGTTCCATCCCAGGGTCCTGGCTAGCATTTTCCAGGCGGCATTGGGGTAGTAGGGTTTTTGAGGCGCTGGGGTGATCTGGATGCCATGGGTGGTGGCCACGGAATGAATGTGGGCGATAGCAACCTTATATGACTGGGTGCGTGCTTCCTGGATTAGGGGGATTAGCTCGGTAACGAGCTCCCACATGTCATCGAGGCTGGTGGGCACGCCCCGGTTTTTGATGAGGCTGTAGATCGCATCAGCCAACCAGTCGATGATATGCCGGTCAGCCTGATGGTATGAGTACAGGTCCATGTGTCACCTGCCTCTCCGGGGGTTAGCGCGTAATCGTGTCGCCTAGTGGAGGTTCCGCCGTAGCATCAAAAGCATCAAACCCTGGGGTTCTAGTCATCGTTTGCTTGATGCGTTTGATCTTTTCAGCAGTGAACCCGGGGATGTCTTCCCAAAGGATTTCCGGGGGGATACTCAGCATAGTGGCCAGTTTCCCCAGGGCATCCACCGTTTGAGCGAAGCTTCGGGCTGTCATGTCAGCCCATTTGACCTCGGACGCAAAGTCAGCGGCTTCCTGCTGGTCACCATCAAGGTGAGCACAGAGCCGTAGCAGCTGCTCGTAAGATTCACCCAGGGAGGTTCGGATCTCTGAGGATTTCCGATCCTTGGCAGACTCCATAGCCGCCAAACCATCTGCGGAAACATTGCTGATAGCGTTAGCGCCGAGCGACTGAGCCGGCACCTGGGCGATAGCCGCCATATCACGAATAGACGCCTGCTTCACATCCACATACTGGCGGATGTCCGTTTCATCAAACTGGCCGACCTTCGCGTCGGCGTCAATGAGCCACACGTCACTGGCGCGCATGCGGATGCCCTCAACGTCATCAGCTGGAGCCCAGCCGATGACGTAGCGCTGCTTGAAAGCGCTGTAGTATTGGGCGACCGCGGCCTCCCAGCTCGTGCGGTCGATACGGCTTTGCAGCGCAATCAACGGTTCGATGATGCCTGCGACTTCTTCACCTTCCAGAAGCCACCGGTCGCGGAACCTCACTACTGGGGGCACACCCGCGTGGTGGTCGCGGGCTTCGATGAGCTGGAGATTCTGGGCTGTGTTCCATGGATGAGCCGCCCAATCCTTGATTTCCTGCGGGGTTTCGATAGCGCCGATGTAGTAGATTTTTTCCTCATCGAATAACCGCATGCGGTTGCCCTTGACCTCTAGGGCCAGAATAGGCCATTCTGATGCCACACCGGACTCGCCCGGCCACGCATAGGCCTCACCATAGTAAGCAGTCATATGACGGGGGGACACGCCGGTAATCAGCGGGGCAGCGTTACCACCCACAACACCCTGGTCAACCACAGCGTATGCCGTGCCGTATTGCAGGGCGGCGCGGGTAATGCCGGTTTGGCGGGCATCAAGGTTGTTACGCTGCCAGTGCTTCCACGCCCTGGCGCGGGCACCAGCATCAACGCCTGAGAAATAGTCCTCTACTTTCATCGACTGCGCGAATGTATCCAAAACCAAAGGCAGATACATGGTTTGCGAATCCCTAGCAAGCTGGATTTGCCGGTCGATCATGAGATTGGCGTTTTTATCCTTCAGGATGCCAAACCGGTTAATGATTTCTTGCCGATTCCATGGGCGCATCGCACTGTTGATTCGATCAAACACCTGGCGCTCCCTGGCATACTGTGCCAATAAACCACGCACAGCAGATAAAACCTGGCTATGGCTCATGCTCATAAAAACACCGCCCTTCCTGAATGCTTCGGCATGTGATGCGCCGCATGCTCTAGATACAGCCTGCGCACCATCCGCGCACCGATCACACACACTGCCGCATCAATCTTTTTTGCCGATGACGGAGACTCTTTCTTTACCGATATGCCATAGCGGTTCTCTGCCCTGCGGCAATTCCGCATATGGGCAGTGAGTACCGGATGCCCATCGTGGGTAAAAGCATGCTCAATGATTTCCCGCTCTGTGAGCTCACACGCTTGGGTGAAATCGAAAAGCTTCCCGCGCATATCCCACGCAATCGGCTCCGGCTGCTTCCCACCAGGGCTCGCCCAGAGCTGTAGCCGGTCCTTATAGCGTGCCGGCCAAGTGACCTTCGTGAAGCTTTCCCACTCACGGACGTCTGCGAAAAAGGCTTTCACATCATACCTGGCGAAGGCTTTATCCACACGCGCGTCTACCGCCTCCACATCCACCGTACCGGCGGTGTTATGGCTATTGCCGGGATCCCACGTCCCAATCAGGAACACATGGCCATCGCTAACCCGGCACCCCACCAGGGCTGTGGTATCGCGGGACAATGAGCCGTCGAAGAACATGACAATCTCCTCCCCTTCTGCCACGATGGTTTCCCTGCGCGCCATGAGCGCAACATCATTCGGGTCTACCCAGGCGTTCGCGGCCGCGGTAGGCCAGTTCAGGTATTTGCGCTTGGAGTCATCCGGGGATGCCTCCGGGGACCAAACCCTGGTGATGATGGTATCAACGTCCACCCATGGGCAATCCTGGTATACAAACTCCAGCCCGGTGCGAAGCGATATGGCGTCAGCCAGATTGGTGTCTAGCGGGGCTTGGCGGATATCCATGAGGATGTGCCGGGCGTTCTTCGACTTCCCGTTTTCCTGAAGACACCAAGCCTGGAAGGTGCTCTCGCCGACCGCGCCTAGGCCTGGCTCCCAAGCATTCAGGGTCCCTAGCATCCGGCTTCCTGACTTGGCCAGGTTGTCCGCCAAGGTGCTGTATAGCTTGGTGCCGCCGTTGCCCGGCGTCCAGTGTTCGAGCTCGTCACCAACGATGAACGTGGCTTCGGCGCCTTCTTGGGTCATGGCTGACGATGTAATGACCTCTAGCTTTCCCTCCGGCACGATATTGATTTGGGTTTTACCGGGGTCAATATCATAATCGCGGTGCAATCTAGGTGCGGCTTTCTTGTTCGCCATCGCACGCACATGCCTCATTGTGTTGTCGGTCTGCTTCTCAGACACTGCGGCTATTTGCACCCACGGCATGGCCACTGGCTTACCAATACAGGCGCCTGGCACCTGGGGGTCAAACCGATCAAGCCGGACCGGGGCCAGCAACTCCGTCAGGGCCAAGGCGGCGGCAAACGGGCTCTTGCCACTCCCCTTAGCCAGTCGGCGGAAAGAGTTATAAAAAAGCCACTTGCCATTCTCATCAATCGCGTAAAACCACAGGATGAACCTGGCTTGCCGTTCGGTGTAAACCCACGGCAACCCGGCGCGAATCCCATTCGGGTGCTTCAAATATTTAGCGGCCCACGCTAACGCCTCCCAGCCGAGCGTTAAATCGGGAACCCCCGGGGGAAGCGTTTCTAGCCGCTCCTCCGGGGGAATCATCATGCTAGATCAGCCCGATACTGTTCCATGATCGACACAGTGGCCTCCTTCGCCTCATCCACTATCTTTGGGGTGGTGAGTTCTACACGTAGGCGCCGGCGCGCCCCCTCGGTGGTCATCAGAGCATCAGCGCGGGAAAAGATCACATCCATCATCCCAGCACGGGCGCCAGCCGGGGAACTTAGCTCCTGGGTGATAAGCCAGCACACCAACCTGGCTTCCTGCCAATCGCTTTCCTGATAGAACTGGGCCTGGCCGCTCCGCTTCAGGGACCGGAACCACTGTTTCGCATACGGGTGCCACGCCCGGTCCTCTGCGGGCGGTTTCACCACCTGCTGCCCCATAGCCACCACCACAGCGGGAGCATCAGCCTCCGGTTTATTCCGCCGACGTCTCTGATCGCTACGCTTCGGTATCGGACCACGCACCATGACCAACCACCTCCTTCGCTACTTGTTACCGTTCGGGGATACGCCCCTCCCGCTGCAACGCGGCAGCTACTCGAACCGCGGGGGCCAGATCAACAAGGCCGCCCATGCGGTAAATATCCTCCGTCGTGCGGATGAATCGGGCCCGGGAATAGATTTCCACGCAGCCACGCCGACGCCCAGGCCCTTCCGGGAGCAGCCCGAAAACATGCAGACCCCGCCGGGAGACCGAACGCTCCACCACGGCACCGGGCACCGCCCGGATAATCTCGACAGCCCAGTCGGCTACCTTGCCGCGGCGGCTAATGCAGTGGTCAAGGTCGATACAGGCCAGGCCGCCGCCCAGCATGACGCCGTGCGGACCATCCTGCACAGCATCATGGGTAGTCCAGGTTTCCGGCTTAGTAGTTGCCGCAGGGGAGCCGGTAGGTGTGACGGGCCGCTTGCCATCAGCCGCCGTCCACCGATCTAGCTCACGCATCCGGGCCGGCAACTGCTCACGCCGACGCCGACGGTAAGCCTTCTGCCTGCATGCGGACGAGCAAAACCGCGGGCTGCGTCCCCGTGTAGGGATCTCCAGCCGGGCTTCGCACACCTCACACGCCAATCTCATAATCTGCATTTTACCATAAGCGTTACGATATACCTAGTCCTAGCTTGGCATATTTACCCTTTCCGGCTACCAACAACCAAGGGGGTAGGTAGCCAAGGAAATAGTGACCCACACCATAACGCAAAACCGCAGGTCACAGCCCCAGCACACACCACCAGCCAACGCCCAAAAACAAGAAACCTACCCTGACCAGCAAAAACCCTGAAACCCGTACACAGCCGGGGGCCGTATGTGCCCCGTACCAGGGACCGGCCGGCGGCGGGGCACCCCCCACCCCACGTGGCCTAGATCACCTTATTTCAGGCCAGGATGGCGGGCAGCAAACCTGCTATACAGCCGGCGGCGCGCCACACGCCTACTGATCCCCCGTGCCGCTTCGCGCCGGGACTTTTCCACATGGCACGACGGGCACAACCACTGGAGATTATCGAGCCCATCGGTGCCGCCCTCAGCGACCGGGACGATGTGGTCCAACTCCAAGCCACCTCGTCCTGTCACCGGTTCGACACCACAATAGGCACACCAATAAGGAAGGTGGCGCCCCGCTAATCGGTGTAGGCGTTTCCACTCAGCCGCAGACGTGCGCGACGACCCGTTATGCCACGCCATCAGCAGCACCGCCTTGCGACGGGCGGACAATAGCAGCGATCGCCCATGACAATGCCTGCTCCAAGTGCGTGATGGCTAGCTCACGCTCCCTGCAGTCCGGTGCGATCGCCGCCACCTGGTGCGCCGCCGCCTGCATGCTTGCCCTTACTTTAATGCAGTCTTCGCACTGATCGTCGGTGCCTTCGTGATACCGGAAGCGACGGTCAATCTCTTGTTGGATTGTATCCATACCTTCTGATCCCATGATCCCCTCCTCCCCAATCCTAGGCATGACTAAACCCCCAGGCTTTCCACCCAGGGGTTCCGAACGTCAGTTTACACCAACACCTGTCCCACACCAAAGGATACCGCACCACGCATCGCCCCGGCACGTGCCAACACATCATCTAGCCGCACCAACATGCCACCGGCATCATCCTTTTCGGTGGCAACTTTCCCCGCCTGCGCCCACCGATACACTGTTGTACGCGACACCTGCGCCCCAGAGCGCCGAGCCCACGACGCCGCCACCCGACACGTCGCCCACTCCGGCGGGGATGGTTCCTCACTCTCACTATCAGGCTCCACCACAGACGCCACCATGCGCGCCTGGGCGATAACCTCCTCAGCCATCATCTCACCCCACGGCATGCTATCTGCCACATCCAGGTACCGCTGCAACCACGCAGCCATAGCCGTGGTCCCCTCAGGCACCGGCCCCTCAACATCACCACCACACGCCAACACTTCCGACGCCCAGAACCCCAACAGTCCCTCCGTCTGAACAAGTAAATCCAGCACCGTCAGATTCACCGGGGGCTTTGAGTGGCACACCGCGCGCCCCGGGGTATCAGTGGTACTACTCCCGTGGTTAAAGGTGAGCAGCTCCCCTAGCCCGTCACCGTTACGTTCCAGTGAGTACAGAGACTTGCCTAGTTCGTGTAGTAGGTAGTCATCCATCCCAGTCCTTCCTCTCCATATTAAATAGGTATCCCTCGATAGATTTGCAGTCTACCCACCGCCCTTCCCACCTAACGGCTCTACCCGACCCGCCCCGACCCGACGATCCCAGATCCGTCACCCCATCGGTCTAGTTTCGATCTAGGTCCGATCTAGATCTGTACTAGGTTTTACCGTTTCGTTATAAAACAGGGCAAAAGAAAACCCGGGCACAAGCCCGGGAACCCCTTCTAAGTGCACATATACACCATCATTGGCAAAAATCGGTATCCTAAAAGCAGCTCGTCCACCATGCGTGGAAGGAGTATCCGAGACCGTTTGCTTGCAAGCGGCCTCCGCTTTATCTTTACTGCGACCAACAAGAAGGCACTCAACAGCGGTCGCAGCACGCTTCCACCCGTGTCCACCGCACGGCTAGGCGCCAACCCACCTGATCGCGCGCACGCCGACTACCCGCCCCAGCCCTGCTGAAGCGGGTAACAATAGGCAACGCCTCCTATATCACCTACCTTTCTTTAATATTCGAGCCATCAGTTCTTATTCTTGCTTCCGCTTCCCACGCCCGCGCTTACGCCACCGCCGCCCACGACGCCGCGACTTACTGCCATGATTCCCACTCGGCATGCCCGGCGGGGTGCCATTCCGCTTCTGATCTTCCAAGGGCGGTCGTGGAGGGTTCTCCTCTCCTGCTACTGCTTCCGCGGCAGTCGGCGACACACCCATATCGTTACCGTCTTCGGGGTCATCGGCGAAATCCATCATCCCCGACGGCACCCACCCCGCCGGTGGCTCCTCCCCGGAAACCCAATCAGGCGCCGCCTCTAACGGATCATCAAACCCCGATACGGGGCCAACAGCATCCACACTGGCCACCTGCGATGCCCCAGCAGCCTTAGGCTCATCTGCCAAGCGCATTGGATCGCTTTGCTGCTGGGGTCGCTGCTTACCGTGCCGGGGCTGTTGTGCAGCCTGTTCTTGTTCTTGCCGCCGGCGGCGCGGCTTCCTGCGCTCAACATTGGAAACCACATAAATACCGCGTTCTTGCGCATACCGCGAATCGTTAATGAAAGCCGCGGTGTGCGCGTTGTAGTACACTTCTTCAGGGGCTGGAGGATCCCGAAGCTCCTTAACCTCACCGGCACCACGGGCACTATTACACGAACGGCAAGCAACCACAAGCGTTTCCGGCGTCGAATCCTTATGACCGCTGAGCGAATCATATGTGCCACGATGTCCGCTTCTCCGGTCACGCCAATCCACCCAACAGCCACACCAGCGGCACTGATCCCCATCGCGCAACCGCACCTTCACAAGCAGATCCATATTACGCTTATCTTTCGACCGCAGGCGATCCATTTCCACTTCTTCCTTCGATCGCATGTGGAAAAGCTCCCGGTCATCAACCATCCGCAGCGCCGGATACCCCTCAGGGCCTTCCTCCTGGAAAAGCAGACCAGCGCCACACAACATCTCCAGCATGGCCTCTTCCCTCCCCGGCGCGACCTGATAAAGCGACCCGTAGCCAATCCAATAATCCGTCAGGTGTGCCGCCGCCATGGTTGCTAGCTGCGCTAGCACACCCACGGCTTCGTTCTTCAGCTGGTGATTCCCCTTGCACACTTCGAGTAGTCGAATCATGAGCGGGTGGGTAACCAACGTGTCTCCCATACGGAGCCAAGGCATCTTTCCTTCACCTCTCCTTGTAAATCTCAAAAATATAAACGCGCGCAATACAAACCATCACGCGCGTTCCTGTCGTGCCGCGCCTAGGCGGCGGGTTTACGCGCACTCGCCCGACGGCGCCGAGTACGACGCACGGGCTGCGTTTTCCTAGCGGCACGAGCCGCCCGGGAATGGCCCTGATAGCAGCGTTGGCAAAGGCCTTCTCCCATATGGTGCTGTTTATATTGGTACGGTGTATGACAGCACCTCTTCCGCGCATGGGCCGCCACCAGGGCCTGCGGGTCCATAGGCCCACCACACCACCGGCAGCACAGCTGATAGGGATCGCTGCTGGTTAGCGGTTGGGGGCGATCCGAATAACGTCCGGCAACCACACCGGCAACTCGCACCCCACGCCACTCACAGTCTGATAGCATCCGTTCGCAAGCCTCAAGCAGAGGGCATTGCGCGCACAGCAACTTGGCCTGCTGGTGGCGCTTCCGCATCCGCGCCACCGGCTCACCCGCCGCAGACGGATCCCACAGACTCGGCGCAGACGGGGTCGCCTGCATATCACGCTGCTGACAGATCCCCAGCTCGGCATCACCACCACACGGCAACATCCCGCCGGTCATACCGCACCGCCCGTGGGATTCGAGCGCGCTAACCGCACCCGCGCTTTCTGGGGCTTCGCCCCATCAATTACTGTGTCGTACTCAAAACCATCACCATCACGCACCACGCCCACCGATCCCATATCAGCATCCGCACCGACATTAGACGACCCTACATCCGCGCCGGGAAGCCCCGGGAGGGGCTCTTGAACGCCGCGGTCAGCAGGCACAAAGGAATACGACTCGAATACATCTTTCAATGCGACATACACCCTGGCGCGGTGGCGTTGGGTTGCGAGCGGCACCGGGGTGATATCTGTATCAAACTGGTGTGCCGCAGCACCCAGCGCGGCAGCCTGGGCGGAGGTGAACATGATTGGCCCCACATCCCCAGCGGGGCCTTTTGCGGACGCTTTTGCCTCAGCGCGCACCCGGTCGAACAACTGCGCCACATCTGTGGTGAACGCCGAATCAGCCCGGGCCGCGGTCACCTCCGTCAGGTCACCGCAAGTGCCGGAAAGATCCTGCAACTGCACTTCCTCGTCACGGATGAAGATAGCAGCCCTTGCGTCGTCTTCTTCCTTATCCGGCTTGAGCTTTAAGAAAAGCTTGGCGCTAGCTGCGGTGATTTCCACCACCCGGTGAGCCTCTTCCACATCATCAAAATAGGCACTCACATAGGCCTGCGCCACATGCTGGGGGTTCGCGGCAACCACCAGCAGACTCCCGGCGTAGGTGATGAGGCGCACCACATCATAGATTTCTGGTTTGCGCTCTGTCACCCCGACCACCGCGCGGATAGCACGCTGCAGCTCTCGAATATCCACAACCAGCTTGGAACGCGCCGGCATCTTCTCAGGCATGATCGCTCCCCGATTCAGCATCGGCGCCAGCACCGCCAGCCCCATCGACGATTTCCCGCAGCTTGGCGGTTACCGCACCCATACGGGTAATCAGCTCGCCCAAAGCTTTCGCGGGAACGCTGGAGTTACTGGACTGGGCCGCAGCTTTGGTAACATCTACGACTCCTTCCTGAGCAGCTTCTACCAAGTCGCAGAGCTCATCCCAATCACGAGAATGTATCGCATCGGCCAACTGCTGCTCCAGCTGGCGGTTTTCGATGCGCAAGGACTCCCGATCACGCTTTACTCGATCCAGCTCAGTGTGCAGCTTATTGATACGGTCCGTGGCATCCACCGCCTTATGCAGCGCATCCAACGATGACGAACGGTCCATCAGCTTTTTAATTACTTCCTGCTGCCACGCCATAGTGCGTTCCATACCGCTCCAGGCGCCGTTGAGGCTCTGTAGTAACTCCTGGTCTAATCTTGGCGCAGCCATACCGTTACGCCCTCCTTTCGAACCATGGCGGCCTCCCGGATAGCATCAAGGAAAGGCTGATCCAAGGCCTGAATCTCCGGTGTGAGCTCCTCAAAAGGCACCAGTGCAGGGTGATCTGGCCGGGCAGCAGAAGCCCAAGCCGACCATGCGTCATGTACATCCTCCAGTTGCGTATCGGTGCCTTTGACGCGAAGCAGCAGCGCGTAGTTGTAGAAAAGTGGCAGCTGCTCCTTGGTGATTTCGTCGTCGATCTCCTCAGGCAAACATGCCACGATCAACGCCGCATCCGCCTCCAGATAGTTAAGATCCGACATTATGCAGCCTCCAGTGCCAACCGGCGGGGCGGCCGAGTAGCGGTCCGCACTAACGCCATATATCGTTCTTGTTGGGCCGCAGCAAGTTTCATGTGGGCGTAAGCCACCGCATCACCCCAGCTACGGAACGAGGCGATGAGCTCCCCGCCCCACAAAACTTCCCACAAATCCGGGTACGACTGGCCGGTGAAAGCACCGAAAACGCCGATTCGCTCCACACCCGGCCTCAGCCGGATCCGCAGCTTCAATTGCAGCTGGCTCATGATTGTTTTCCCTTTATCAATCTCGGTCATCATTTCCTTCTTTCATTTCAATTGCGCCACAGCGATAGTTGTTAGTCGCCGCCGCGGAGCACATGCTTGCCGATCACGGTGATCGCACCGTCCTCGTCGATGTAGCCCATGTTCAGCATCGCCCGCCGCCCAGCAGCGGTCATTTTCTTCCCCGCAGCGTGACGGCGTAACGACTTATACGCCAAGTGGGCCTCGTAGGTGTTAGACTGGCCAATACGTTTCCAGGACATTTCTTCTTTCCTTTCTCTGGTCTTGGGAATGTGTTTACGGATCCCCCGCCTTCCCCAGCGGGGGACCAAAATCATCAAGGGGTTTAGGTGAGGCCGGCGGCTACGTGAACAGGCGACTCAACAGTGCGAACTTTTCAGCCGGGATCGCCTCAAAGAAGATGTCACCATCAAAGATGCACGCATCCCAGTCCTCACGGACAACGCGGAAACCATCAACATGCATAGTGATAAGGCCGGTATCCTCCAGGACGAACAACTGGCGCATTTCCTCGAACCGCTCTTCCGGCACGCGGAACAGCTCACGCTCACCGCGGGTGAAGACCACCCCATCATCGACGCGCTCAGCGACGGTCCAATCAAAAAGCTTTCCCAGGTACACGTGCGTGGCATCATCCTGCGGCAATGGATTCGGAGCAGGATACGAGTCACCCTGGGCGGCTTCCCCTGCGGCAGCGCCATCATCATCGCCATCACCCTCGTCACCCCAATGCTTCAGGAGATCATCCACATCAATGTCAATCGGGTCATCAGTCAGCACATCCAAAACGCCATCATCCAGCGGCTGCACACCCCGCAGCCGAACCTGAACCCCATCATCCGTAGCAACCAAATCGATCGTGCAATCCTGATCGGCATCTGCGTGAACGTGCAGGTGAATCTGCACCAGCGAACCGTCACACCCCAACGGAACGCTCACCACACCAGCCCCCAAATCCGCACTACTCATCATCACTTATTCCTTTCTCTTGAAGAGGTTTACGCACCACACCTCGTGGCGCTTGGCGCCCATGGCTGGATTCGAACCAGCAGCATCCATATGAAGCCCGGAAGGATGCGGCCATTTCATGGGCCTGGTGCCGGATAACCCGCCGGCAACGGGGCTGAGATGCCTGTCTAAATGCGATAGGTGTTGCGCTCCACCAGCTCCTCCACCTCCGCACGGATATACAAAATCTTTTGCCTTGAAAGCCGGATCCGAGACAGTCGCCCCTCCCTGGCATAGCGCTGCAAAGTTCTGGTTGAAATCCGCAGATACTCCGCTGCCTCACGAGTTGACATATAACGCGACATCACAAAACCCCGGTTCGCTTTACGACGACACCATGCCCCTCACTGTGGTACTCCTTAAGCGACGTCACCAACAGCTCAATAGCTATGATTAAGCCGGAAATGCACTCACTTGAAACATCAGCCGCAACACACTTCCAAGGCCCCAGTAGCCCATGAAAATAGTGCACCAACTGTCCATAAACCCGGATACGATCAACAAGCGATCGTTGCCGGCAAAAATAAGCAATACGTCGCACAGTGGTAATGCTCAGTTCAACAACAGACCAGCCCAAACGGTCACTGCTCAGTTTGACTCCACGAACGGAATAAGCGCCACCATCCTCGGCAAGCCTTATCGCAGTCGCGTAAGTAAAATTCGCGTCAAAAGCAGTGCCAACGCGAAGCAACGCATCCTCGGTCTCTTTGGCGTATTCCAGGATTATTTCGATCAAACGAACAGAAGCCTCTTCTGACGAGGCCAAAGCCTCTTGGCTGGGGTCGCCTTCAGGCTTGGGATAATGCGCCTCCCAAACTTGAAAATGCTCGACCGTATCCGCCAGATACCGCTCAGCTATGGCAACCGCCACAGAATCACTCGTTCCTGTCATTTCTTCTACTTCCACTTACTTTCTCTCGGGTTTATCCTTCCCCTAGGGCCGCTCACCCTGGGAAGGAGGTGACTACATGTACATGCAAATCAAATACGCGGGGTCGTTTTTCTCTTTTAAAGTTGACGAGGGGAACAAAGAAGCTATTGAAGGACTGCTTCAAGGAGTGTTCCCAGGGATCGTGACTTTCAAGACTCCGAATGGAACCACTGTCTCGCTCAATTTCAGTGAAAATATTCCATTCTTCTTCGAAATTTCCGATACCCCACGTAACGATTGGCCAATCTAGGATCCGTGAGGGACAGTAAAGCCTGTCCCTCACGCGGTAAACCACGTATTGTCCACCAATCCCGGCCGGTTATTGACCACCGTCGCCAAGAACTTCGCGTCAGCGGTACTCAGCCACAGGCGCTGTTCCCCGGTCTTTGGGCGGATCATCACGCCTGTCGTGGTGATCTGCACCTCTACACGAGGGTTAGACACCTCCACCAGCACATCACCCAACGATTCTTCAGAAGCGTCCTGGTCCCCAGTAGAATCCTCAGACGCCGTACCGCCCTTAGACGTCAAGACACCAGCAAGGTAACGGTAAGCACCGCAAACCGTCCGAACATTAGCCAACTGCCGTTCATCCAAATCCTTTTCCGACAGTTGCAGTCCCGCCAAGGTCTCTTTCACCAATGCGTCAAGCCCCTTACCCTCAGGATCTTTCGCACTCTTGTTCTTCACGAAGTCGTGTACACAAGCTTCCCGAAAAGTATCCGCCTCATCAGCGGTCAAACCCGCCGGCGACGAACCCACAAGAACATACACGGCCCCCTCCAAATCAATATCTGCACCCATCACAATCAACTCCTTTTCTTTCCTCTTGCTTTACGACGCCCCGGCGCGAATCACGCAGCAGATCGCTTACTTGGCCGGCGGCGTTGAGGTCGGATTTTTTCTGTCGAAACGTAAAATGCATCGGCGAATTCAACCGGATAGGTTGTCAATACAGATCCGATAAATCGTGGTCCTGCTTCGGCTTGCCCTCTGGCATATCGGCTAATAGTCGATACGGTTGTCTGCAGTTCATCCGCTAGGCCGGATAAGCTGCCCGCTTGCGTTATTCGATGCTCAAGCCAATCTTGTCGCACTCGAACCGTGTTTACGGTAGGCATTTCGCCTCCTTTGTTTTTAAACAATCTTGATTTGTGCTTACGCAAGCAAGAATAGACCAATTTTTGTTCTAGCGCAAGGCCAATTTGGATTGGCCCAATAACTTGCCTTTTTGTGCTTACGCAATTACGATCTGACACATGAAGCAAACTCGCTGGTGGAAATACGTAACGGAAACAATCCAAGGTCGCACTTTCAAAGAAGCTGCCAAAATCGCAGGATTCGATCAATCAGCTTTCACCCGATGGAAAGATGGTGCAGCCGCAAAACCTGAATTCGTTGTAAAATTTGCCCGCGCCTATAACCGCAATGTCTTAGAAGCCCTAGTGGAGGCAGAATTTATCACAGAACAAGAAGCGGGATTGCAAAAAGTAAACGTTCCAGACATCCGATCCGCACTACGACTCGCACCTGAAGAATGGTTAGCTGACGAAGTACTCAAACGAATGCGTGCAGGTGCAAAAACTGACGAGTTCGCGCCCCCTCTTGACGAACTGGTTGAACGCAAACAACATAAAGCTAATAAACTAAACCCTGATCCCAAACCGGATGATCCTTGGGCTGCAGCGGCCACAGTCAGTGGCAAGGGCTCGTGGCGCGGTGATGAAATGGTTGCCGACGACTCGGAGGAAGAAGGCTTCCTAGGTGACGATAATTACAGCGATGGTCCATAATTTTTGTGCTACAACCAGCGGGTTTCCCAATTCGGGACTAGCCTAGATGGCATGGGAATTCTTAGTGTCGGCGGCCCACAGAATATGCTTTCACTCTCCGATAAAAGGCTTGCGCTCGTTTACACCACAGCTTTGGAGGTTTTTAAGCGAACCGGCCGCATTACTATCTGCTCTTGGTACGGCGATGAAGAACAATACGCTGCGGTTAGCGCATCTGCTCTTTTTCCTAAATCAATTCCGTTTCCTGGAAGAGCCTACAAGATCAAAGAAGTTGATGATGGCCAATACGTTTTGGTGCTCATTCCTGCTTACAGTACAGAACCGGCACCGGTACCCAAGCCTAAAGCCGTCAAGAAAGTTGCTGATCTCGTCGAAAAACATGATTGCTGGCTCATACTAGACAAAAACGACCAAATCATCAGCACCCCCAAAGTCATCGAAGAAATCAAGGCCACTGCTAAGTGCATTGATGGAGTAGCCTACCTCAAGGAACTAAACGCCCAAGAAGAAACTTAAAGTCCTTACTCGTAACCAAGCCCCGGCGCGCTCAAGCGACCGGGGCTGTTGTGTATTTGATAATTATGTGCATGGCCTGTAATCGAATCTTTACCTAAAACCTATATACGAATAAGTCTTTAGCGGGTAGTCTTTTCCTTAAATAATATTCATAAGAACATGAGGGAACGACCATGGCCGGTATTTATGATGCCCGATCCACTAGAGAATGGTGCAATCAAGAAGCCGTAGGCGAGCTTTTTTGCCAGACGGTGCTTAACGATAGCGGAAGAGGTTGCAGCCATGATAACCATGCTTGATTTGGAACAATTAGCAGAAGAGATGGGCGTTATGATAGTTACCCATACCGGTGGCAAGAAGGGTGGCTGGAATCCGGCAACCCGCACCGTCAGCCTTCGGGAGGGCATGCACGAAGTGCAAACATTGTGCACGCTAGCACACGAGCTAGGGCATGCCCACTATAGACACCAGCTTGGCGCAACAGGATTGGCGCGCGAACAACAGGAACGCGAAGCAAACGAATGGGCCGCAATCTTACTCATAGATGAGAATGATTACATGGCGGCCGAAATCAACTGTGACAGTATAAGCTCGATCGCTCACGAGCTGGGCGTGACTATTCTCATGGTGAGGATTTGGAGACAGCTCTACGCCAAAGGAAAGATACCGCAGTACTGCATCCAGGACTAGTGATTCCTCAATTGCTACGAAACCCCGTAACCGAATCTTTACCTAAAACCTATATGCGGAGAACAGTTTAACGGGTAGCCTTTCTTAAAGGAAGCTCATAAAATCATGAGGAGACAATCATGCCCAGCATCTATGATGCTCGATCTACCAGGGAATGGTGCGATCAGGAAACCGTAGGTGAGTCCTTTTATCGAACAGCGCTTAACGATATCAGAAAACTTGTTCCACTGAATGAGCATAAAGTTCGCCGGTTTGATGCAACGCTCGTGTTGGAAATGGACAATCCCCATTCCGAAGCCGGTCATGCAATATCTGTCAGATGGCAAGACCGGGTTATTGCTTATATACCCGATTTGGAGACTGATGATTATTTTCCCGAACTGGCACGCCTTGCCGCTAGCGGGTTCGATGCCGGAGTGAGGGGTACTTTGTGGACGAATGAGACACAGCCTAATTTCAATCCCAACGATGTTCACATGTCGGTGCATGTTGGGTCGCAACCACCCGGCATGATCGCGCCTATTAACAATCCTCCTTCACGAAAATGGGCCGCCATCCCCCGGGGACAAGCTAGCCAGGTCACTAAGGAGAAAGACCACCTCGATGTGCTGCAACCATATACGGGGCTAGGCCATAAGAAAACCTACATTCTTGTAACGCTGCACAAGGTGCTTCTTGGTACGCGCACCCGCTGGGCCGGGGTCGAGGTTCGACTAGACGGTAAGCGAATCGGGGAGTTAAGTAAGGCGACTGGGGCAAAATTCCTCCCCATCATTGAGCACTACGATTCCCTGGGGCTCATTACTGTATGCCATGCCTATCTCAGGGAAACTGCCACCTCTGCTGAAGTTGCCCTCAAAGCTGCGACCTTTGAAGAGATAACAGATAAGGATCTATATAATCCCGTTATATGCCCGATCCCGCAGCTGGTGCCTTATGCTTTTGACCCTTACACCTATAATGTTCCCGGACGGTACCGGCCGGAACTCGAAGATGACGCATATAGTGATTGGGAATATGAAGAACCCCATTACCCCAATCCGCAGCGACTGGGATACTACAATGCAGAGCTAGTAGGTCCCAACAATTCCATTGGTAGGGCACCATTACGGGGATATTTGCAAACCAGTATAGGCCTAAGCGGTAACAAGAGCTACGCTATCTACCTTCTTTGCCTTTTCTTTGGTGGCTACATCGGGTTGCACCACTACTATGTAGGGAAAATCGGCAAAGGGGTTCTATACACATGCACAATGGGGTTGTTCATGATTGGATGGATCGCAGATATTCTTAATCCCCGGCGCGGGTTTTATAGCTAGATTGTTATAAGCCAAGTCCCCTACCTCCGCGATAAGGGTGGGGGTTATTTTTTATAATACCCCCACTTGACACGTAACGTTCTAGAACTGTATAATGGGTAGTGTTCCACCAAGGAACAGGGAGAACTCAATAGTGGAGGGAGGTGATGATATGTCACCCTGGCGCTCCCCCGGTCCGTGGGAAGCAGCTGGTATTATTCTCGGCCTTCTGGCCTGGTTTTTCCCGAGAGGCGGTAAGCCTGGGAAACACCGGAAAGGCGTGAAGCGATACCGGCGCGGAAAGCGGAAGAAGTAGCCTCCCCGCCCCATGTCATAGATGGGGCGGGGGGCACCCCTCCACACTACCCTTTTCTTAAAGGAGGCAAAATGAAAACATCAATCCGGTGGGGCATTTCGGTTGCCGTTGCGGTGTTCCTCTACACCCGGCCGAACCCACTATGGCTGCTAATCTACACGATTGGCATCATCACCCTGCTAGCACGGGAATTCGACCGATGACGGTAATCCCTATCATCACCGACCAAGCCACAGGTCGGGCGCTATGGCGAGTCATCGACTGCGCCACCTACTGCGGTATCGGCCCACGCACCTGGGCGAACTACTGTGCCAACGGTCGCACACCCCAACCCGTAGCACACCTCGATGGCCGCACACCCCTATGGGACGCAGAGGAGGTGAAAGCCTGGCACGCTAACCGCCCCGGCTCGCCAATCAAAGCGACACAATAGGGCAACAACCCCCCGGGCTTCCGGGGGTTTATTTTGATCCTTACTTGGGTTATTTTTCACGAAACCCCACTAAAAAAGCGTGACCTGCGGTTTTATTTTTGAAGATCAGAAAATATGACCAAACCTCAAAATAAAAAACCAGGGCCTTCCCCATGTGGGTGAAAGTAACATCGTTGGTAATAATATAACTATCTGGCTATATTATTACCAATAGTTTTACATTTATGAACCCATGAGCGAGTCACTCACCCGCTGCAATGCCTCCTGTCGCCTGGCATTGGAGGTGCGCATATAGATCTCAGTGATGGTCTTCAGATCCACCTGACCCAACAACTCACCGATAGCAGGGATCGTCATACCTTGCTCCACCAGTGTGGTGATAAGCCACACACGACCATAGTGCGGGCTGATACGCTCGGTGATCCCGGCGCGGGTTTTAGCACGGTGGAGGACGGACCTGTAGGAGGTGTCTAGGATGATTTTGCCGGAGCCGGTGGTGCAGATGAAAGCGTCTGGGCTGTCACCGATGGTGGCCAGGTGGTCGATGATGTCTTGGTGGAATTTTTTAAAGACGGGGATGGTACGGTGGCTGGCGCTGGTTTTGGGGGTATCCTGGTATTTCATACCATTTGAGGTGCGGTAGGCGTTTCCCCTGATATGGATGAGGATGGTGTCACCTGTAATGGTGATGTCTTTACGCCTGAGGCCTAGCACCTCTCCTATGCGCATGCCATGGAAGAACGTGAGGATACCTATTATCTTATGGGTCGGGTTTAAATTGTCCACAATTTTCTGCATGGTGGCGGCTTCGGGCAGTTCCTTGCGTGCTGGCTTGGGCTTGTGGCGGGCCTCTTTCACGTCCACTGGATTAGTAGGGATCAGATCCCGGTCTACCGCTGCCTGTATCGCGGTGCGAAGGCGCACATATGCCGCACGGTTATAGGGCTGGTATCCGAATTGTATGGTGAGCGCGTCCCACCAGTCGATTACATCACGGCGGGTAAGTCTTACCAGGGGGATGGTGCGGAGCCGACCGGCTTTGCCTGTGATAGTGAGAATACGGCGGTCGAGGGTGGTGCGGTAATTCACCATAGTGGAGGGCTTTAGGCGTTTTTCTTGGAGGTCTAGCCACTGGCGTAGCCAATCGCCGACGGTTCGGGCATCGTCTTCTTTCGTCCGGTACCGGAGGTGCGGGGGTTGCCATTCGTCGAATTCAATGAGTTTTTGTTCTTGACGCAGCCAGGCACCAGCATCGTCTTTGGTGAAGAATGGGTGGGGGCCGGAGTATTTTTTGCCATCAGGTCCGGTGTAGCGGGCACGGTATTTGCCGGATGATAGCCGTGATATTGTGCCGAAGAGGCGTTTTTTAGGGGCGGGCATGAGGGGTTGTTTCCTGCGATTCTTTGTGGTCTATGGGCGGTCTTGCGGTCTACATGTGGTCCGCATGCTTACACCCATGTCCCACTGTGTCGTTTGTTGTCGCTCATCATTTTACGCAGGTCATAGGGCAAAAAAGAAGGACCCCCACGTCATGGTGTACGTGGGGGTCCTGTCAAACGTGGAGCTAACGGGCATCTAACCTTAGTAGCTTTTAGCTCTGCCTTTAGCCGAATTATTTTTCTTGTGGTCCAGCTAATGTCCAATTTTTAGGGTCGAAGGCGGGGCCGAAAGTGTTGCCAATATCATCTTCGGCTATCACGGTCTCGGATCAGATTATCAGTGTCCTCACTGATAGCAAGAACACGTTCCACAGCTGAGGGGATGACAGGGCGGCCAGGCGGATTCGGGTAGGTCTCCAACAATGTGCGAAGTGTTAAACGCACCTGCACATCAAGGATCCGCTCGGATCTCATGGCGTCAATGGTGTGTTCCATTTCGGTCTGCTGGGTCTCTAGCTTCTCAATCTTCCGCCACAGATCCTCGCGTAGCCGAGTACCGGCTTCGAGGGTGAGCTGGAGTTCGCTCTGCGCTAGCTGAGCTTTTGCAGTTTCGGCTTCTCGCTCGGCAACCGCACGCGCTGCCGCTGACTCCAAGGCTTTCGTTCGCCAGAGGGTTCTCTGCACGATCACCGTGGTGGTCAGCGTGGTTACCAGGGTGAGGAGCGCGATGCCGATACTTTCGGTAATTCCTAGACCCGATAGGGATAGCCCTGCTACAGCTGGGTCCATGTGGCCTCCAGTCCTAGGATAGGGCCACCGCGGAATCGACCACTGCCGCTACTAAGGTGGGGTCCAGGCTACGGATCAGCGCTTCCACCGCAGCGATTAGTACGATTAGCTGGTTGGCCATTCCTTCACCTCCCGATGGGCCGGAGTGTGGGTATCAGCAGTAGCCGCCGGCGTGGCGTCAGCAGCTGGAATCACCACCGCTGGCGTACCCGATGCACCAACTTTTGATGTTGCGATAGACGTCAAAATGGATGCGATAGCTGCGGTGACTGCAATGCCCAGTCCAGCTTTCCAGTCCACGCTGTAGACGGCATCGCCGATCGTGATGGTTGCTAGCAGTGCCTGAGCGAAGGTTCGTGCCGCACGGTCGGCAGCATCAATCCAAAAAATACGGGTCCACATTTACTTGTTTCCTTCCTTGAGTAGGGTTTCGATCCGGTCGAGGCGCTCCGGTAGCGTGGCTACCGTGCGGGCGATTTCCGGGATGAGCTTGATTTTGTCGGCCACGAAGTCGACGAAGGTTTTGCCTTCGGTGGCTTTCCAGCCGGAGAAAACCGGCTTGTTGTCTTTCCATTCGGGCCCGACGAGTTGGTCTAGGATCCAACGCACCATGCGTGGTTCTCCTTCTTCTTGTTGTGATTGTGTTTGGTTAGGTGAGTCGAGGAGTTCGGCGGCGTAGGCCAGCACGACGTCGAACGGGAAGCCGGGGCCGGGGTCGGTGTGGTCGACTTCCTGCCAGGCTGCGGAGATTTCCGCATGCCCGTGCACGCCGCGAGCGCCGGCACGCAGTCGGTCGGCGTCGATAAATTCCAGGGGAATATCGTAGAGCTGCGACCAGCTGGCGATCTGCTCGGCGGTCCGCCGCAGCTTTGCGTCGTCGTCAAGCCAATCCTCACGGCTCATGCGCGCGTAACCGGTGAGGCTGATGTGGAGACAACGGGCATTACCGGTGGGGCCGGCGGCATACGGCATAAAATCATCTGTATTGCACAAAATTAAAATACCGTCGGCGCCGGCGAGCACGTTATAGCTAGAGCCGTTAGCGGGATTTGTTTGCCATTGGGCGACGGCAACGCCATCGCGCTCGGGCGGGCACTCCACCGTGTGGACGCAGATCGACTGGATAGCGTCGAGGGAGCGGTAGCCGACACCAGGCATGTCCACGGTGAAATCAGCATCGTATCGGATTTCCATGGATCCTCCTTCTTCTTGGGTTAAGGTTTCAGGTACTGGATTGGGGGCACGGCGTACCGTGGTGCCGTTTGGGTGTTGGCCCCAGTAGTCGGCAAGCACAAAATTGATATCGCAGTCGACGCCGCCCACGGTCTCGCTACCCGGGCGCTGGTACAGCACGGCTTCCGTGGATAGGACGCCTCCGCTCCAGGCCGCGGTCTGCCACGCCAGGAACTTTCCGCCACCCAAGTCAGCAATAAGCCCGTCTACGGCAGCCCAAGCGATCACCCTGGAATGCCCGTAAATACCGACTCGTTCACGCCCTAAGACTTCACAGCAGGCGCGGAAATACTCGGAAGCGGTACCGTTCCACTCATCAAGGCTGATAGGGAAATCCACTGCGAAGAACACAGGGTGATCGTTGCACCCGAGCTCGTCAAGTTTCCGCTGGGCCGCCTGGGCATCGGCCAAGCCACCGTTGTAGCCACGCATCACATCGGAATCATCTTCTTTTCCGAACTGCCATACGAAAGCGACCTCCAGGCCATGAGCTTGGAGGTCGCCGAGTTCAGTCTTCTGGATGGGTTTGCCTAGCATCCAGCCGGCCCTGGGTGGGCTGATATAGCGGATCACGCCGTCATGGCCGGCGGCACGAATCGCTGCAGCTGGCGGCACGCCAGCACTGTAATCAAGAACTGTTAACAATGTTTTTCTCCTTATTGGAAAGTCATAGGCAGCATGGGGTGAGCACCGTGCAAGCCCAGTGTGCGGCGGATGAAATCAATCCCCCGGGGACGGACACGGGTCGTGTGTGTTACCACCTGGGTGCCGTTCGAACGGGTATAGCCGCCGGCCTTCACCTCGAAATAGTTTGCATAGCGTTGGTAGGGGGTGTTCCGCATGTCGCCTTTAGTAATCAAGATGCCCCGGTTCCGCAGCTCACGGAAAAGCGTGTTCTGGCCGATGCCTAGCATTTTCGCCACCGTGCCCATGCTGTAGGAGCCGGTGGAATCAATAAAACAGTCGTAGGCATCCGCCTTCGGCTGGAGCTGCTTATTAGCAGCCTCTAGGGCCAGGCGTTCCTCTTCAGCATTGAGCGCAATTAAAAGGATCTCGGATCGGGTCAACTGCGACGGGTCAAACGCCGGCGCCATGCGGGCACGCTTTTCCACCTCGATGAAATAGCGGCGGGCTTGCCTACCCTTAGCGGAGCGCTGGATCATGGCAATCTCCTTTGCCATGTCCAAAGACACAACATGATTCAACCGCGGCCGAGACGGCATTCCCGCAGGTGACGCCGAATGCTCATTTTTGAGCGCATAGTCCACACCCTCCTCAAAACCATAGGCAACCATTCGCGGCCACCAATCTTTATAGGGGGTTTTCACTTCCAGAAAACCATGAAGGTCACGCCCCAACACCGCCTGCACATCTTCCCCCATGTTCGTAATAGGGATGAGCTGGCCGCCGCCTGATGTATGATTATTATCTGGTTTCGACATGAAGCGTCTCCTTTCGAAATTATTTTTGCATTAGGAAACCCGCGGCCTCACATTTTTAGGAGGGCCGCGGGTTTCCGCATTCGTGCCAGTTTGTTTGTTAGTTAACGGCGAAATCTCGGATGTACATGCCCATGCCGTACCCAGTCTTTGCTGCAGGGTCCGAGAAATTCACGCTCACCACGCCTTCCTTCGTGATAGTGCACCAACCGGGGGTGCTGCGTTTCTCTGGGCTGGTGAGGAAGAAATCTACATCCCGGGCCACTGGGCGTAATTTCGGCGGGAGGGTGCCTTTCACACCAGCGGAAGCAGCCCCGACAACGGCCCACACCATAGCGCCAATCCGGGTGAAGACAAGTTGACCGTCATCCCAGCGGACAATATCATCATTTTCCGGCACATCAATGCGCCGATTCACCTCCTTGATTTTGGTATCAACATAGCCCTTATTAGCAATATGGGTGGCGGTGACGGGATCACTAATATCCGCATTACCAGTATCACTACGAATCATGAGGGAAGCCTGGCCAGGAGTCAGGAACGTTGATGCTGCCGGGGGAAGACCCTGGATATCACGGAGTTGATGCGTGTGCTCCTTGTCCGCTTTCTCCAGCCGGAGTTTGTTATCGGCTTTGTCCACATAGTCCTTGTTGGTTGCATGAGCCGGCTTAGTGATCGAGGGCGTGGTGATAGCGATCTGCCCATCCGCCCGAGTCTTCACAAACGCGGCACGTGGCGCATCATGATGGATACTGAAATCCACATCCCCCGCAGTAATAACCTTAGGCTCAGCGGCGGTACCAGTCAGGTCACCAGCAAGCTGAATCTTGCCCTGCACAGTGGCACTTGCGGGAGGCGTCGGCTGCACCGCAGCATGAGCATTTTCCGCAGCAGCGGCCGGCGCCTTCGCCGCCCGGGCCGCCCCCCCCCGCCCACACACAC